GGCGCTGATTACCGCGCGAATGCGTCGTTCGTGATGAACTCGAAAACCGCAGGTGCGGTGCGCAAGATGAAGGATGCAGACGGGCGCTTCATGTGGGCGGACAGCATGCAGGCAGCACAGCCGGCGCTGCTGATGGGCTATCCGGTGCTGATCTGCGAGGACATGCCGGATATTGCGGCGAACGCCCATGCGATTGCGTTTGGTGACTTCATGGCGGGCTACACGATTGCGGAACGCCCTGATCTGCGTGTGCTGCGTGACCCGTTCAGCGCCAAGCCGCATGTGCTGTTCTATGCCAACAAGCGGGTGGGCGGTGACATCACGGATTATGCAGCGATCAAGCTGCTGAAGTTTGCGGTGAGCTGATCGGGCCATGATCCCGGCCCCGTGCGGGGCTGGGTTTTGGACGCGCGCCGGAAAACCCGTGCCGACTAGTAGCTCCCCCCTCCGTCCGAGCGGTGCGGGGCGCGCGTCCAACCTTTTGTCGCAGGCAGGGGAACGGAGCAGGACATGATGTTGACCGAACAGACCAGCGTGCCCGTGGGGGCGTTGCCGGTAGCAGAGATGAAGGCGCATTTGCGGTTGGGGACGGGGTTTGCCGATGACGGCACGCAGGATGGGCTGGTCGAAAGCTATCTGCGGGCGGCCATGGCGACAATCGAGGGGCGGATCAGCAAGGCGCTGATCGCGCGGCGGTTTTTGTGGAAACTGGAAGACTGGCGCGGGGCGAGTGAGCAGGCCCTGCCGATGGCACCGGTATCAGGGATCATTTCGGTCAGTCTGGTGGATGGGCAAGGGGTGTCATCGGTGGTGCCGGTGCAGCGCTATCGGCTGATCGAGGATACGCATCGGCCGCGCCTGCTTGCGCGTGAGGCGATGCTGCCGATGGTGCCGCAGGATGGATGGATCGAAGTGGTTTTCGATGCGGGTTTCGGGGTGACCTGGACGGCGTTGCCGAAAGATCTGCTGCAGGCCTGGCTGTTGCTGACGGCCGAATACTATGAGCGGCGCCATGATGTTGACGGGCATGCGGGGGGATTGCCGTTTGCCGTGCAGGCGTTGATCGAACGTTGGCGGACAGTGCGCATTCTTGGCGGAGGAGCGGGATGAAAGTACCGCATCTGACGCGAAAACTGGTGCTGGAGGCGCGAGTCACGGCGCCTGACGGGGCCGGGGGATTTACGGAGACGTGGGCGGTGCAAGGCACGCTTTGGGCCGAGGTGGTGGCTGGCACAGGGCGGGACGCACCGGGTGAGGAAATCACCTTGGCCAGCATTCCTTACCGCATCACGGTGCGGGGGGCCGCACAGGGGGCCGCGTCACGGCCAAGGCCGGATCAGCGTCTGCGGGATGGGGGGCGGCTGTTCCGCATTCTGGCGGTGACAGAGCGGGATGCAACGGGGCAGTTCCTGGTTTGCTTTGCGCGAGAGGAGGACCCGGCATGAGTTACGCAGTTTCGGCGGCTTTGCAGGTTGCGGTTTACGGCCGACTGGCGGGTTTCCCGGCACTTTCCGGGGTGCCGGTTCATGATGCTGTGCCTGCTGGCGGGGGCACGGGAACGTTTGTGCTGATCGGACCAGAGGAAGTTGTGGACCAGTCGGACAAGACGGGCGACGGGGCAGAACATCGGCTGATGATCAGCGTGATCAGCGATGCGACGGGGTTTCTTGCGGCCAAGACGGCGGCGGTGGCGGTTTCGGATGCGTTGGTGGACGCAAACCTGACGCTGAGCCGGGGCGTTCTGATCAGCATGCTGTTCGTGAAGGCATCTGCGCGGCGGATCGACGAAGGCGACACAAGGCGGATTGACCTGACGTTTCGAGCGCGGGTGCAAGGGTAATTTCATGCGCCCGACGGGCGTCAGCGAAGGAGATACGAAATGGCAGTGCAAAGCGGCAAGGACCTGTTGATCAAGCTGGATCAGACGGGGGATGGGAATTTCCAGACGATTGCTGGGCTGCGGGCGACGCGGATCAGCTTTAACGCTGAGACGGTGGATGTGACGAGCCTGGAAAGTGAAGGGGGCTGGCGGGAACTGTTGGCCGGTGCGGGTGTGCGGTCAGCGACCATCAGCGGATCTGGCGTATTTCGCGATGCGGCAACAGACGAGCGTGCGCGTGCGATCTTTTTCAACAGCGAAGTGCCGGATTTCCAGGTGATCGTTCCGGGGTTTGGCGTGGTTGAAGGGCCGTTTCAACTGACCTCGCTGGAATATGCGGGGAACTACAATGGCGAGGCGACGTATGAGTTGTCGCTCGCCTCGGCCGGGGTGCTGACGTTTACGGCGCTGTGATGGAAAACCCGTTTGCAGGTGAAGTGGCGCTGACGCTGGATGGTCAGCGCCATCGCGCCAAGTTGACGCTTGGGGCGCTGGCGGAGCTTGAGGCGATGCTTGAGGTCGGGACCCTGGTCGATCTGGTCGAGCGGTTCGAGGGGGGGCGTTTCTCAAGCCGCGATGTGCTGGCGCTGGTGGTTGCTGGGCTGCGTGGCGGGGGCTGGCAGGGAACGGCCGCCGATCTGCGCACGGTCGAGATTGCAGGTGGGCCGGTGGAGGCTGCAAGGGTTGCAGCGGCCCTGCTGACGCGGGCCTTTGCCGTGCCTGGCACATGAGCGGCCCGATTGATTGGCAAGGGCTATTGCGGGTTGGGCTGCACGACTTGCGGCTTCTGCCAGAGGTGTTCTGGCGACTGACGCCGGCAGAACTGCGGATCATGATGGGGGTTGACGCAACTGTCGCCCCGCTGACGCGCGCACGCCTGAGCGAGCTTGCGGCGGCGTTTCCGGATAAATGGAAGGGGAATGACGATGGCGACAATTGAGGCGCTGGAAGATCAGGTGGCGGCCCTTGAGGCGACCTTAACGGGCACGGCAACCGTGGTGTCTGCCTTTGAAGGCGAACTTGGACGCATGCGGGACACGATGCTGTTCACGGGGCGTGAGGTGAATGGTCTGTCAACCAGCATCGGAAGTGGATTGCGCCGGGCATTTGACGGCTTGGCGTTTGATGGGCTGAAGCTGAACGATGCCCTGAAAATGGTGGGACGGACGATCGTCGACAACATTTACAACGCGGCGATGAAGCCGGTTCAGAATGCCTTTGGTGGCCTGATCGCAAATGGCCTGAACGGTCTTCTGGGGCGCGTTCAGCCTTTTGCAAAAGGTGGCATCGTCAGTGGGCCGACGAATTTTCCGATGCAAGGGGGCATGGGCCTGATGGGTGAGGCAGGTCCCGAAGCGATTATGCCACTGGCGCGTTCGGCGGACGGTAGGCTGGGTATCCAGGCCGCGGGCGGGCGGCAGGTGACCGTTGTGATGAACATCACGACCCCGGATGTGCAAGGGTTTGCCCGCAGCCAGACCCAGATCGCCGAACAGGCAGCGCGGGCGCTGTCGCGTGGCCAGCGTAATCGGTGAGGGCTGAACATGTCATTTCATGAAGTAAGGTTCCCTGCGTCGTTAAGCATCGGGGCTGTGGGCGGGCCAGAGCGGCGCACACAGATTGTGGCGTTGGCCAGCGGCGCGGAAGAGCGCAATACGCCCTGGATGCATTCGCGCAGGCGTTATGACGCAGGTCTGGGGCTGCGCAATCTGGATGATGTCGAAACGGTCGTTGCATTCTTTGAGGCGCGTCAGGGCCAGTTGCATGGTTTTCGCTGGAAGGACTGGGCCGACTACAAATCCTGCGTTGCGTCACGCCCCGTGCACCACCTTGATCAGGTCATTGGAACGGGCAACGGCGTGGCAACCACGTTTGCGTTGACCAAGGCCTATGCCTCGGGTGAGCAGGTCTATTTGCGCCCGATTGCAAAGATTGTTCAAGGAACCGTTCGCGTTGGCGTCGGGGGCGATGTGCGGTTGGCAGAAGGTGACTATACTGTTGATCACAACCTTGGGACGATCACCTTTGCCTTTCCGCCAGATACAGGTCTGACGATAACGGCAGGGTTCGAGTTCGACGTTCCGGTGCGGTTCGATACCGATGCCATCAAGGTTTCGGTGTCATCCTTCAACGCGGGCGAAGTGCCCAGTATTCCTGTTGTCGAGGTGCGGATATGACCGGTCAGGCCGAGGCGCTGTACGCGCATCTTGCGACCGGATGCACGACTGTGTGTCATCTTTGGCTGGTGTCACGGCGTGATGGTGTCGCTTTCGGTTTTACCGACCATGACCGGGATATTGTTGTTGATCAGGTGACTTACCGCGCAGACGCCGGATTGACTGCACAAGCACTGCAGCAAACCACGGGTCTATCCGTTGATAACTCTGAAGCGGTCGGGGCGCTGTCAAGCCAGGTCATTTCGGCGATCGATATTCTGGCTGGGCGCTATGACGGGGCAGAGGTGACGGCGTGGATGGCAAACTGGCAGGATCCGATGATGCGGGTGTGCTTGTTCCGGGGAAACATTGGCGAAATCACGCAGCGGAACGGGGTGTTCCGAGCTGAATTGCGCGGGCTGACGGATCGGTTGAATCAAGTCCGGGGGCAGACGTTTCAGCGCAGTTGCAGCGCCGTACTTGGTGACCGGAAATGCCAGGTCAACCTGACAGATCCGGCCTATCGGCTGGAAGGTGCGGCGATTACGCCGGGCAAGACCAGTTTCACCATTCCAGATGGCGGGACACATGCCGCGGGTTGGTTTGAACGCGGGATGGTGACCGTGATTTCGGGGGCAGCGGCGAACCTGTCTGCGCTGATCAAGTCAGACATCGTTGAAAACGGGGTGCGGGTGATCGGCATTTGGGAAAGCCTTGGTGTGGCGGTTAGCGCGGGCGATCTGGTGCGAGTGACGGCTGGCTGTGATAGGCTGATCGACACATGCCGTACAAAGTTCAACAACATCAATAATTTTCGGGGTTTTCCGCATATTCCGGGCGAGGATTGGCTAGCTGCCTACCCAGTCTCAACACGCGCGAACACGGGCGGAAGCCGGAACGGGGGGCCGGCATGACCGGGCGCATGGACGTTGTGACGCTGGCGCGCGCATGGATTGGAACGCCCTATGTACACCAGGCCTCGACCATTGGGGCAG